CTCGTAGTAGGAGAAGTTCGGATCCAGCTCACCGGCATCCCATGCGAAGCGGGGCGAGATGCTGGAGAAGACAGAGCTGCTCGTCTCATCGAGCATACGGAGGTTGCTCGCGGGGCCGACAGGGCGAACCTCGCCGACGACCTCATAGGCCAGCGACACCGACACAGAGTCCCGGCCTTCGATGTCGATCGCGAAGACGGTCCAGCGGTGGACGCCCACGTCCACTCGCTCGAAATCGATCGTCAGCTGGTCGGTCTCGACGGAGTTGACGACAACACTGTCGACCGAGTGGACGACCCTGTAGCGCCGGACCCAGGCCGACGGGGGCCGGTCCCAGGCGAGGGTCAGAACGCGAATGGACCCCGCACCAACCTGCTTGACGGTCGGGACCACCCGCAGGTTCGAAATCGGCGCCACGTTGCCGCCGGCGTGCGCCGAGTAGGCTGGCGGTTCGAAGAACTCAGCCGTGTCGATGTAGGCCCACTTGTTGCGGTTCACCTCCAGGGCGGTGATCGTGAGCTGATCCACCGACCCATCGGGGATTTCGATCTTGACGATCTTGTAGGGCTTGGGTGTGCCCATGATGCCAGCCGCTTCGATCGAGAAGTTCGCGTACTCGGGCAGCTCAGGCAGATCCGACGCGAACGTCAGGCTCGAGGTGGCTCCCGGCCCATTTGTGATCGTGCGGCGTTCGATGCGATACGGGATTGCAGATGTCGCGGGGTAGTCCGGGTTCACCGTGTCGAAGCTGGCGACGTAGGTGACCCCGGTTTCAAAGGAGATGGGGTCACGCAGGCTGACCGCCCGGGCGCCGGTGACAGCCCGCACTCGTCCCGAAATACCGCGACCCATGTCCGCGTCGGCGACGAGGATCGTGTCCCACTCGCTGAGGTATCGCCCCTTGCGGTTGGTCTTGAAGGTGACGAATTCCTTCTCGGTCAGACCTGTGACCAGACGCTGGCGAGCCCGGGCGGTCGCTTCGTCCACATCCGTACACGCCACGGCGATGAAGGGTAGGGGGACGCGCCCGATGTCAGTGATGCTCTCGTCATTCCGGACGATCCGCTTGTCCTCCGACCACTCCAGGTCGGGGTTGATGAACGAAACGATGACCTCGTTCGCACGGGTCTGCGGATCCGTGTAGCTGTAGCTGAAGCCATCCTCGCCCACACTCTCGAGCGTGAACAGGCAGACGGCCTCCTGGTCCTTGTCGATGATGATGTCGACGATCCCGTTTCCGTCGTCGACATACCGAGCACCCGCCGCGCCGGCGATGTACTGAGCCATCTCGCGGGCCTCGCGAGGCTCCTGAATGTAGTCGTTGAACGTCCAACGGGGGCGCAACGTCCCGTCGGGGCGAGGCACCATCACGTCACACCACTGTGCCCACTCGTAGACTTTGTCAGCGTTGCAGACGTGAGGGTACAGTGACGAGAGGCCGAAATCATCATTCTCGACGAAGTCCAGGAACACCCACGCCGGGTTGTTCGTGAACGCCATCTTGTAGACGCCGTCCCAGACCCCGGTGTAGGTCCGAGCTTCCTCGTCATAGTTACTCGGCACCCGGACGATGCGTCCGTCGAAGATCCCGCTGAGCTCAGGAAGGGCGGTGAACTGATCGCTGGCTTTGCCGATCAGACGCACCATAGCTGTGCCCGTAAACGTCATGGCAGAGCGTTTGATCTCTTGGATGCTCTCCCAGGCGACCGTGATCGTTACGTCGTCGCCGGGGGTTGTGAGCTGGGTGACGCGGTACTGCGTCAGCTCAGTGGTTGGCGGGAAGAAGATCCGAATGTCCTTGGGGGTGGTGCTGGTCACCTTGTCGTTCATGGACCAGATGCCGCTGGTGCTAACGATCGGGGGTGGTTGGACCGCAGAGGAGTAACCCTCGACCCAGGCCATCCCGTTCCAGATGAGCAGTTTCGATCCGTCGTAGCGCCAGAGGTCGCCAACCCGCGCGTCGGCAGGGGTCGTCACCGTTTGCTGGTCGTAGACGCGACGAACCTCACCCGAGGCGGGGTCAGTGAAGGTGACATAGCCGGTGTAGCTGGTGGTCGGCACACTCTCCCAGGACGTCGTGCCGGTGTTCCAACTGTGAAGGGTGCTGTCCCAGGCCAACGGGTCCGCCGTGGGGTAGTCGGGAGGCGTGCTGGTCGTGGTTTGGGTTCGCCGATCGCCAAAGAAACTGTCGAGCACATCCCGAATATTTCTGATCTGGAAGGACTGGTCAGCCCCGGTCCCGACCAGGGTTGCCGTCAGGTCGGTTCCGAGCGTCGACACCCAGGCGGGAGACCATGTGGGTTGGCTGACGGTCTTGTACTCGAACTTCAGCTGCAGAGGGGTCGTTCGCATACCTTTGTCGGTGCTGCGGAAGAGCGCTCCGATCACGATACGGAAGTCCGCGGCGTCAATGCCAAGCTGGGCGCCCGTACGAGTGACCGCGATATTCGGCGCCAGCGTCTGGCCGACAACTACCGGGGAGGAGAAGCCTCCCAGAGACAGTTTCACCGTGTGGCCGAGGGGGCTCCCGGGCCAGGTGTCCAGCTGGAAGTCCCTGAAGTTCGGAGTGTTGTTGACGTCAACCAGAGCGGTGTTGTCGAACATGAAGCTCTTGGGGCCGTTGCTCAGTCCCTTGATGGGGCCGCGCGATACGCCCAGGAGGACTTCGATCACATCTTCGCTGCCCAGCGAGTCAGGGGAATCCGAAGGTCCGCCGCCCTTGGAAAACTTGATCACGTCCATCAGGCGGCCTGCAGCATTGAAGCGTCGAAGATCTGGCGACTGAACTCGCCGTAGGTGCGGTGGAGGCAGATGCTGTGCATGTTCCGGCGGGCCCGGTAGCCTTGGCCGTGGTGCCAGGCATCGCCGGCCGCGAGCGTGTTGAAGGACTCCACCACGACGCCGGGGTGCTCCTTCATCGTCTTGTGGTGGATGTGCCCGACGTAGAAGTAGCGGTGCTTGGTGTTCCCCCAGTCCTCAGAGCGATCGGTCGCCATCAGGAGAGGCAGGTCCCCCATCTTGGTGGCGTGCCCGTGATGGGCGCCGACCAGGACGTCGCCGAACTTCAGGTACTTGAAGAGCGAGGTGGAGAGGTCGACGTGGACCCGCTCGTTGTTGGAGAAGTAGGCGTCCAGGGCCAGTGCCAGGGCGAAGCTCGAGTGGGGATCGTGGTTGCCCGGCATCATCCAGGCGTGGACGGTCTTGTGCTTCTCGGCGAGGCGCTGGATGCAGTAGACCATCGCGCGCAGGCCGATCTGCATGATCTGGCCGTAGCGCCCGTCCACGTCGAGCGGGTTGCCGCTGTTGGGCGTGGCGTTGGTCGACGAGTCGGCGTGGAAGAAGTCGCCCAGGTTCAGCAGGATGGCCGTCTCGGCCGGCGGGGTGGCGGCGATCAGATGATCGACCGCGGCGCACGTCAGCTGCTCAGCGATCTTCAGATCGAAGTCAGCCCCCGTCTCCTTGATCCAGGAGTAGAGCCCGAAGTGGGGGTCGCCCATCGGGTAGATCGCCACGAGGTCCGCGTTGGTGTGGCTCGGCGCGGAGACGGCCGGCGACAACCCCCGGGCCCCTTGAGCCAGATCGGTGATGAAGTCCCGGATGATCTGTTCGGCGACGTCGCTGTTGAGCTTCGTCTTCACCCACTGCAGCTTCTGGACACCGTCGGGGCCGTACAGGGTGCTGGTGCCCTTGACCTGGAAGGCGCTCGGGGCGACGTGGGTCATGTCGGCCTCAGGGGCGTAGCCCTGCACTTCGGCCCGGGCTCTCAGCCTGGAGATTGATTGTCGAGCGCTGTCGTGCGGGAGGCCCAGATGCCGGCCAGCTGCACGGAACGACCCCAGCTCGTTGACCTTGTCGATCAGTTCGACCTGGGCCGGCGAGGCCCATTGCTTCAGCTCAATGTCGACGATCATGATGGGTTCGTGGCTCTGGCGTCGATGTTGATGGAGAGGATGTGCGGCGAGGCGCGATACGTTCCGTAGAGGACCGGGATGGGCGTCCCGATCCTCACCGTGTTCCCCTTGGCGGGGATGTACTTCGAACGGTCCCCCGGCTTGTCGATTGACGGGGCGGGGGTCAGCATCTGCATGACGCCCCCAATCACCATGCCGATGCCGGCTGAGCCGATGGCGATGGCCACGTTGGGGAAGTAGGGAAAAAGAAGGACAGCAGTCACGATCAGCACGAAGCCGATGACCGTCTGGATCAGGCCCTGATCCTTCGCGAAACTCATCGCAGGGAAGATGTGAATGTCGGTCGTCGTGGAGGGGGCGAACTGGCTCTCGATGGAGTTGTGTCCCGCCACCTGGATGCGTTTGCGGCCTCGGATCGCGTCCGGGCGAAAGCCTTCCAACTGACTGGTCACACGCAGGATCGCTTCAGCCACGGTCTTGGCGAAGACCTCGATCGGACCGTCGTGGAAGGCCTTGAACCCGCCGTGGAGGTGAACGCGCCTAAGCATTGATCACCGCCGGCCCTTTGACCGCGTACCAGCGGATCCCGTCGGTGCCGACGATCGCGTGCAAGCACTGGGGCCACATTATGAAGGACTCAGAGTCCTGGCTGGACAGGTTCGCAGTTGCGTCAGGATGTGTGTGCCAAGTCGCCGCGATCTGGTCGCTGATCTCGATCAGCGGGGTCAGATCAAGAACCGCACCGTTGTCGGGGTCGGCGTATTCATTGACCAGCTCGACGATCTCTCCATCGAAAAGAACCACGCCGGCCCTTTCCGGACCGGCGTGGAACTTTGCCAGGAGGGCCGCGTCAATTTCCGGGGTCTTCCATGGAGGCGGTGCAAGCATCGAACACTTAGTGATCGACGGTAGACATCAAGTCTACAATAACCTTCTCGCGTTGTGTACTGGACTAATTAGTCCAGTAGACTCTTCTTGGTCTCAGCATCTTCTAGCCGGCGCCGTACATGGGGAGGGAGCAGGGTGCGGATGTCCACCGTCGACTCCGGAATCTTCCCCTTCACCCCTTCGTGGCGGTAAACGCCGACGGTCGTGTTCCTGAACATACCGCCGTAGTTCGTCACCGCCGACCGTTGGCCGACCAGGTGGTGCAGCATCTTTCCGTTGTCGAGGATCACGCCGAGGTGGTTCCCCACGGTGGACTCGATCGCCATGACAATCGCATCACCGGGTTCGAACTCCCGTGGGTTGCGGCTGATGGGGAGAAAGCCCTCCGACGACGCGAGGGTTCTATAGAGGTCGAGGCCATTGCCCCACCAGTCGGTGGGGCAGGCGTAGTCCGGGATGTCGATCTCGAAGTTGTCGTGGAAGAAGTCCCTGAAGGTGGTGAAGCAGTTCTGCTTCTCCATGTCGAACTCCTTGCCCAGGAGGTGGTCGATCTTAAAGGACGACAAAGGGATACTCCGGAGGCATGTAGAAGCTGTTGGGGGTCTTCCAGGAGGGCATGTCGAGGGGCGAGCGAAGCTCAGCCTGGATGACCTGGCTGTTCACAAGGATGATCCGACCGAGGATCCAGATCCTCTGTTGCGACAAGCCGATGTCGTCCAGCAGATGCCTTTGCATCACCCTTCGACGGACGACCAATGCCAGGTCGAGCAGTCCCTCGGCGGCGAACGATCCGAAGAGTTTTTCAGGGTTCAGAACCGTCAGGGTAGGTCGGTTATTCTCGTCCCCTGCGCTCAAGCCTTCTCCAGTCATTTCCGACGCGAGCCCCTCATAGAGGTGACCCTGCCACGTCACGGCCGGACCATTCCTGAAGCGGATGATGGTTCCGCCGCGGAGGGTGATCGTGAAGAGGTCGATGACGGCGTCCGCCTCGAGCTTCAGGGCCTCTTCGATGTGAGAGACGGGAGCGGTCGTGGTCATAGGGGCTGCTCGATGAACTGGATCTCAAAGTTGTCGGTGGTGCCGTTGCCGTTCTTCAGGGACTGCGGCACCTCGAGGGCCTGTTCGAACCGAACGATCAGCGTCCCGTAGATCGGGTGCGGATAGTAGAAGCGGCGACTGGTGTAGACCCGCTCGTAGAAGGCCACGAGGAGCTGCATGTTGATGAGCGGCTCCGTTGTCGTGTCGACCGAACCGTCGCTGTTCAGGAACCACTTCATCGCTTCAAACTTGAGTCGGAAGGATCGCTGCAGCGGCAGAACAGGGTCCTGTGCGAACTGATACCCACGGCCCAGTTTCATCGCGTCGCCCTGGGGGTAGCGGTGAGTGGGTGTGTGGTAGGGAAAGTTGAAGGTCTCCATGGTCATCAGAGACCTCCCATCGCTACGGCCTTGATCAGTTGCTTCACGCTGCCCCCTCGGGCGATGTCATCGGAGATGGTTGCGATGATGTCCTTCTTGCCCATCGGGGGCTGCTGGTTGGGGGCGACGACGTAGACGTTGACCATGTCGGGCTCCTTCTGGATGACCCGGGTGGCGGCTTGGTTGACGTTGTTCATCTGACGCCCGCCAGCGTTGTTCATGGCCATCAGGTTGTCCTCGCCGGCCATGTCCACGGCCGATCGGTTCATGATCACCTCGCCCGGCTGGGCTTTGATGTAGACGCTGTCCCGGCCTATGGAGCCGACGTTGGTCGGGATCTTCCCGCCTCCGCTGTACCCCTTCGCCCGGACGGTGCCGCCTTGGGTGATGGATTGGAAGTTGGACGGACCCGACACATTGGCCCCTCCGTGAGCACCAGCACCTGGGGATAGCCCACCCCCGAACATGCTCAACACGAACATGATGATCTGCTTGGCGAGGATCTGCGCGACGAGGTCGAGCAGCGCGGCCATCACCGACTTGGCGAAGTCGCGGAAGGCGTCAGCCATCGTCTTGGTGCCGTCGAGGACGCTTACGAACAGCGTGCCCATTGAGGTCTTGGCGGTGTCCATCACCCCGACGAGTCCGTCAGCCATCTGTTCGAACACGGGTTGGTTGACCTTCGCCTGCTCGGCAAAGGTCCGCCAGGCGCTGCCCAGGGCCTCAGAGAATGTGGTGAAGGGCTTGGCCGTCTCGGTCAGCCGGCGCAGTGCCATGTCCGCGGTGTCCGCCGCGGTGACGAGACCCTCCATCTCAAGCCGAGCCGTGTGCAGCTGCGTCTTCAGACTCTCCGCGACGGTGACGTCGGTGGTGCCGGCCAGGGCCGCCTCGAGGCCGCTGATCTGAGCCCCCTTGGCCGTCATCTTACCCTGGGCCAGGGTTTGTTCGCTGCGCGCACTGTCGACCGCGAGGCCCTCAGCCGCCCGAGCACCGTCGGCGCGGTGAGCGTCGCCGATGTTGCGGTTGCCCCAGGGAGAGCTGAGCAGATCGATGCCCAGCTGCTTGCCGGCGATGACCCGGTCGCGCTTGGCGGCCTCACGGTCGAGGGCCGCGGAGGCCCCGTCGAACGCCGCCTGTTGGATCGCGACAGCTGCATCACCGGCCTTCTGGGCGGCGTCACGGACCATCTGCTGGATGGCGGCCTTCTGCGTCGGCGACAGCGAGGGGTCGACGTCCGGATTGGCGGCCTTGAACGCTGCGTTGGAGGCGTCGATGGCGTCGAGCAGGGCCTGCGCCTGGGTGTCGGCAACAGCCTTCAGCGAGTCGGCCACAGAGCCGCCACCGGCCAGCTGGGTGTTGATGGCGCCGCTCAAGGTATCTTCCGCCGCCCGGGCGGAGGCGTCGGCGATGAGCTGCTTGGCCTCCGAGATCTTGCCCGTCAGGATCTTGTCGGAGTAGTCCTTCAGCTCGACATCGAGATCGTCGAGCTTCTGGGCCATGTCGGTGTCCGACAGCCCCGAGCTGGTTTCCTTGACCTCCGCCTTGCGGGTCGAGACGTACTCCGCGAGCATCGCCTTCAGGACGTCGTCCGCCCCACCCTGTGCGGCGGCGGTTTCGATCGCCCGGCGTTGGGCCTTACCCTTCGAGGCGTAGGAGGCGGCGCGAGATCCACCGCCACCGCCGCCATTGCCTCGGCGGGCGTCGGCGGCGACCGTCGCGGCGTCGGCAGTCGCCTGCTCGCCGTCGGCGAACAATACGGCCTCGGGACTGTCACCCTGCTCTTCAGCCTTCTTGACGTCGTAGTCACGCATCTGTTGAGCCGCCAAGGCTTGGAGGCGTGTGCGCTCCGCCCCCGGAGCAGCAGCATCCGCCAGCTCCTTGGTCCGCTTTGCCGTCGCCTTGATCGTTGCGGAGGTGTCACTTTGGCTGGTGAGGCCGGCGTTGGCACGGGCACGGGCAAACTGAGGAGTAGCAGCTCGAACGGCGGCAGCATCCGGGTCGCTGTCAGGGAAGATATTGGCCAGGTCGATGGCTGCCGCCGCGCGCGCGGCAGCAGCAGCAGCCATACGCTCGCGGGGAGTCTTCAGCTTTGCACCCTTGGCGATGGCGTCCTGATACCTCGTCTCGGACTCATCAGCCAGGTTTTGTCGCCTCAGTGCCTCGGGCGAGGTTGCAGCGCGACCATCAGCAACCACCTTAGCCGTTGTCTGCGCCTCACGCTGAGAGCCGGCCGCCAGGCTGGCTCGGGGACCTTGCGCGGTCAAAGCCTTGCCGTAAGCCTTGGCTCCGGGGGCGTTGGGGTTCTTTTCCACCCAGCCCTGCAGAAGATTGATCTCAGCCAGTGACGGTGGCGTTGTGGCTTTCGCGACCCGCTCCATGACGGCCCGGGTTTCCGGATCGATCTTGGCTCTCTCCTCGGCACTCATCATCGTGAGGGGGCTGACGGTCCGGTCGCGACGCCAGCCACTCTCCGCCGCGTCGCCGGCCTTCCTACTCACGTCCTGTTGGCCGGCCAGCAGGGTCCGAGCCGCGACGAGGGCTTCGCGCTGCTGTTCGATCCGCAGCTGGCGCAGCTTGGCGATCAGGCCGTCGACCTTGCGACCTTGGTCGTCGAGTACCAGACCCCAGGCGGCGAACTTCTGGGACGCCGCGTCAGCCGCCAGGCCGGCCTCGCCCACGTTCTGCGACAGGCGCGAGTGGCGATCGATCAGGGTGTTGATGAACTTGTCGAGCTCGGAGACGCGACCGGTGTACTCGGCCACCTTGCCGGCGGCTTCGTTGGCGGCAGCGGTGCTCTTCTGGATCTCAGCCGTGGCCATGCCCGACGCGATCTGCGCGCCGAAGAACGCCGCAGTCAGTGCTGCGATCCCCAGAGTCAGAATTCCGACCGGGCTGGTAATCATCGCCAGGGTGAAGGCGATCAAACCTCGGGTGGCCATGCTCGACGCGAGTGCAACCTGACCCTGGGCGAGGGCCATAGCGACGAAGGCCCGGGTGGTGATCGTAGTGGCGGCGTGTGTATTCAACATGCCGAGCGTCAACCTGGCCAGCCACGCCAGGAAGTGTGCGGACGCGATCGACGTCAGGAGGATACCCAGAGGGACCAGGACCCCGGTCCACCCCGCGACGACCGTGATAGCACTGGCCATCCCACCCACGATGCTCTGCATCATGGCGAGGAAGGGCATGCCCGCGGTCGACGTGAAGAAGGTCACCGAGTTGGACAGCCGCTGGAACTGAGAAGCGAAGCTGTCCATCTGGATCGCCGCCGCGTCGGTGGCGGCGGACGTGCCAACGATCCCCGCCTGAAGTTCATTCATGAAGGGTAGATTGTTCGACAGAGAGGCGAAGGCCGACGCGGCCCGACGGTCGAGGGAGTCAAAGGCCTTCGAACTGTCGAACGTCGCGTCCTTCATGTTCTTCAAGGCCCCGTAGAGGCCCTGGCTCTTGACGTCGACGTCGGCGGCGGTGAGGCCAACGTCATTGAGCGCGGCCGAGAACTTCTCGGTGGGGTTCTCCAGTTCGGTGATGAGCTGGCGCAGACCGGTGCCGAGTGTCGAGCCGGACTTGATGCCGACCTGGGCCATGGCGCCGAACGCGCTGATCAGCTCCTCCAGCTGCACGCCACCTTGGGAGGCGGCGTTACCCGCGTACTGGATGCCGAGCGACACCTGATCCAGCGTCAGCTTCGACTTGTTCAGCGCCGCGGTGAGCAGGTTGGAGACGTCGGCCGAGCGCTCGACCGACAGGTTGTAGACGGCGAGGACCGAGGTGACGATGCCCACGGAGTCCTTGAGGGTGGCGCCGACACTGGTCGCAAGGCCGATGACGCTCGGCAGGGCCTCACCGATCTGCTGCGCGGTCATACCGGCCTGGGCCATCTCGACTGAGGCCAGGGTGATCTCCTCGGTCGAGAACTTCGAGGCGTTGGCGACTTCGAGGATCGACGCCTTCAAGCCCACCATCTCGGTGCTCGTCGCGGACGAGATGGCCTGCAGCTGCTTCAGCGCCGACTGGAACTTGATGGTCGAGGAGGCCGCGAAGGTCAGGCCGGAGATCGCCGCGCCGATGGCGGCGTAGTTGCCCAGGAGCTTGGCCTGGACGCCCAGGAAGCCGGCCCCGCCTCGGTCGTCGAGCTTGTCGTGGATCCCCTGGATCGAGCCCGCCGCCCGCTCCTGGCGGGTGGGAGGCGGACGGCGTGAGGCGGCGACCGCCACATCACGATCCATCCGGGTGTTCATCCCGGTGGCTTCGGTGTGGTCACGCTTCCACTGAGCGTAGGCGATCCGATCCTGGGCCTTCGCCGCCGCGGCGACCTTCTTCTGGTCAGCAGCTTGCTGGGCGGCGAGCGACCTCGCGGCGGCTTCGTTCTGCGCCAGCAGGGCCTTGCTGGCTCCCGCGTTCTGGATGGCGAGCATCTCGGCCTGGAACTTCAGGGCCTCGGCGTTGGTCTTCCGCATCCAGGCGGCCTGGGACACGTCGGGGGTGCGGTCACCGATCGCGAGAAGCGCTTCCCGATAGGAGCTCCGGTTGGCGTTGGGGGTGGCGCCCTCAGTCTGGGAGCGACGGAAGATCTCCCTGCGAGCCTCAAGAGTCTTGTTGATCTGCTGCTCAGTCTTCAGGAACTGGGCGGCGGCGTCGGATTGGATGGTGGTCCGGGCACCCTTGTAAGCCTCGGTCCGGGTCTGGACATTGGCCCCGCCCACGAGGTCCAGTCGACGGGCCTTGTCGGCCGCCCGGGCCTCACGCAGGTCCCGAGCGGTGTTCATCCGCTCGGCTTGATCCTGGTCACGGTTGAACTTCGCCGCGGCCTTGGTGGCCTCGACCAGTCGCTTGTCGTCTGCCTTCTTCTGAAGCTCGGCAGTCTTCTGCACACCCACCGCAGCCAGGTCGTTCAGTTCACGCTGGAACTTCGCCGCCTCGGCGGCGGTGCGCTTCATCGACGCTGTGCGAGCCTGTGCGTCCGACGCATCGAAGGCCCCGATCGCCGTGAGGGACTCTCGGTATGCCGCTCGTGCTTGCGCGGGTGACTTGTTGTCAGCCGCGGCCCGGCGGTACAACTCCCGACGGGCCTCCAGGATGCGATTGAACTCCCGCTCCAGCTTTATGTTCTGGACTTCGGGGGAAGACTGGAGGTTCGCCACCGCGCCCTTGAGGCCGGCGGTGCGGAGCTGGACCTGAGGGCCGCCAGTTTGGAGCGCCTGCGACGCCTTCTTGGCGGCCTGATCCAGGCCGCCATTCATCAGCTTGATCTTGGCCTCGACGGCGCCGATCGTACCCAGCAGACCCTCGAAGGTCCGCACCAGTCCGTTGACGGATTGAACCGCGTCCCGGGCGTCGGCCTGGACTTCAATGTCGATCTCGCGGGCGTCCGTCATTAACCGAGTGCTTTCGTCAGAACGTCGTCCAGCTGCTGGGCGGTCTTCGGGGCGGTGGTAGGATCAGCCTGGGGGGTGGAAGACCCTCCCCCCAGAGCGGCGCTGGCCACCATCATCATGGTTTCGTAGATCTGGCTTGTGTCCGCCATCTTCTCCTCTGTCTTCATTCGGACGCGGGAGGTGATGTCGTAGAAAGTGACGCGCTCGTAGAGCTTGGGAAGCTCGCTCGGAACTAGGCCGAAGGACCAGCAGAGGCTGTCTTCGAAGCGGAGGCTGCCGAGCCATCTTGCGGTGACTGAAGGGCCGTCGCGAACTGCTCCAGCTTTGCCTTGTGGTCGTTCAGCTTGCTGAACCGTTTGAGAAAAAAATCGAGGAGGTGTTCCGTGGCCCAGGTCAGCATCGTCTCGACGTCGTCGTTCGAGATCTCGAGCGATGCGATCTCGAACTCCCAAGGACTGGTGCCGGCCGGCGCCAGGAGGACGCGCATCGCGTTCTCGGACATGTCGGGATCGATCAGAAGCTGTCCGAGGTTCTCGGGTCCTTCGAGGACGCGGGTCAGACTGTTCAGACGTTGGAAGCTCAGGAAGATCTCGACGGGAGCGCCGTTGATGTTGACGGTCAGGCGATCGTCAGGACGAGTGGCGGTATTCGTGGTCACGCATTTCTCCAAAGGCAAAAGCCCACCGGATCTTTATGGGATCCGGTGGGCTTCACCAAGAGTAACCTTCCAGTTTTGTCTACTGGACTAGTTGCGGATCACCGCGAACGACTTCATCGAGCCGAACTGCGCGAAGTACGGATCGGTCGAGAGCAGGGCGTAGGGGGTGAACTCGAACGGCATGTTCGCGAAGTTGTCCGTCTGGAAGGACATCTGGAAGCCCTTCATGATGCGGACCTTCGGGAAGATCAGCGTGACCGGCGAGGCGTCGTCCGGCATCACGCCGACCAGCTTCACGCCGAAGGTCGGGATCGACGGAACGGCGCCGATCTTCACGTCGCGCATCCGGTAGACGATGGTCGTGGCGACCGGGAAGGCCGAGGTGGTCGGCATCACGAAACCCGCGGCGAGCGTCAGGGTGTTGGTGGTGATCACCGAGATCAGACCGACGTGCAGCCGATCAGGGACCAGCGTGTCCTGGATGACGATCGTGTCGCCGACCGCGAAGCCCGTGGCCGAGACCAGGACGACGGTGGCGCCGCCCACGGTGATGGCGGTCGACAGAAGGCCGGTGATGGTCGACGGGTCGAAGGCGACGCCGGAGGCGTCGAGGCCGGCCGCGTAGGCGACGTTCCGAGCCGAGTACTCGTAGATCTCGCCGGAGATCTTCACCTGGTTGCTGGTCGCGACGGAAGTAACCGTCAGGGCCTGGGTGCCTTGCGTCAGTTCGACCGACTGCATGTCGGTGGTCACCTGGACGTTCTTGATCAGGCCCAGACTGTGCAGCGCGGGCGACAGCTCCATGACCTTCGAGGACGGACCGACCATGACGGTCGCCGTGGAGAGCAGGAACTTGGAGGTAACGGCTTCGCCAGCCATGGGTGAATGTCCTTCAGGTAGATGAAATCTCAGCTGAAGTGTTTGCGGCAAGCTCTAACCAGTGTATATGTTGGAAAGTGATGGGATCAGATGATCCACTGGACTAAGGAAATCTCTAAATGGCCGTCAAGAGAATGATCAGCATCAAGATGCCTGAGTATCTGGTCGATCAGATCGAGGCGCGTGCGCGCATCAACTGCCGCAGTCGAGACGCCGAGATGCGCTACCTTCTGGATGTTGGCTTCGAGGCCGCCGGAGATGGTGACTTTCAACTCTCGTTGGAATTCGACCCCGGCCGGCGGATGGTGGTCAGGGTCACCGACGATGTGCTGGTGGCTCTTGAGCAGCGCTCGACAAGGCTCCGCCGCAGCGTTGCCGTGGAGGTCGTCCGCCTGGTGGCCTATGCGATCAAGGTGGGTGTGGAGCGGGATCTGGCCCTGCTCCAGGAGATGGTCGCTATTGCGGCCGGCCGCCAGCGTTCTCCATCATCCGTCGGAGTCCTTTGACCGTCTTCTCGTCATCGCGAGCTTCGGGCGGTCCGTATCGTCCAGAAGGATGGAACATCCGCTCCCTAGCCATCATGGTCGAGCCTGTAGCCGTCGGGAAGATCGTGAAAGTGGTCTCGAAGACGAAGGCAAGCCTGTCGCCGGTCGAGCAGACCACCCGGTTCGGTTCAGCGGTCTGAACCTCGAGCTGGTAGTAGCGTAGACACATCCCCGCGATCAGCCCGGACGCTTCGGCGGGAGGTTGATCGAAGTCCGCGACCGCCTGAGGGCCCGCCAGGGCGGTGGTCGGCAGCAGGGCGAGTAGCGCGATCAGGGGAGCTTTCATGGACTCCCCTACCACACACGTCCTACAGTTGCGACTGATCGATTAGCGCCCGCACCTCGACGAACTGGTACGAGCGAAGCTCGGCCTTCGTCATCGGCGTGACCGCCACCGGGGTGGTTGTCACCATCCAGCTCACAGGCAGGGCCGTGGTTTGGTCATAGATCGCCAGGCGGGTCGTTGGACGGACGGCTCCGTACAGCCCTGAGATCAGCTTCCGCAGGATGAAGAGGTTGGGGTCGTTGCGGGTCGCCACACCGAGGGCGAAGACGACATGAACCCCGTCCTCCTCATGAACCATCCCCACGCCGGCCGGGCCAATGAGGACGTCGTCGGCCGGCATCTCGTCGGAGTTGGCGTGGCTGTCGAAGTCGAAGTAGCCGGCCGTCGGGGCGTCCGACGCGATGAAGTTCAGGCTGAGCTTCACCACCGACTGGACGATGTTGTTGTAGATGTCTGCGGGGTTCATCTATTTTCTGCTCTCTCGGAGACGCCCGATGTACTGGTTGATCGTGTTCGTGACCGTGGTCGGGATGCGGTTCAGGATGAAGAACTGAGTGATGGGCTGCAGCAGGTGTCGCTGCGGTCCGATGCCATTGCCGCTCAGGCGTTGGCGCATGGTTTGATCACCGACGTAGGCCGCCTCGAAGGCGCCGCCCGGGGTCACGTCGGACCACGAACGGCTCGACAGCATCGGCAGCAACATCGGCGAGATGTTCGGGAAGATCTTGACCGTGATCCGTCCCAGGAAGGCTTCCTCGAAGCTCCTCTCAGGCCTGGGTCCGGCCGCTCTGGCCATTGCCAGTTCACGACCACCATACCCTGTGTTGCTATCCCCACGACCTCGACGCATCCCCTTCAACTTGACGGAGACCGTGACGCCGCCGAACTTGTTGGTGATCGTGCTCCCTTGGGTGGAGAGATACGCCTTCAGCTCTCCCGACAATTCGAAGAACTTGTCCGCGGATCCCGGGTTTTTCCTGGTCCCCGGGTACTTCCGACTCTTCGCCCAGTAGTAGCGGTCGGTGAGAGGGGCCCATGAGACCGAGCCGCGGGTCTTCGCATTGATGCCGGCCACCGGGTTGCGGTGCATCATCGACTTGGAGTTCATCCCGCCTGGGCGCGATGCATTCGAGGAGTTCTTCTCCAGGACGTCGAACACAGTGTCCATCAGGAGGGCGGCTTCCGTGTTGGCCGCCAGTCGGATCCTCGCCGCGAGCTTCTTCAGCATCTTGGGGGAGACCGACGCGGCCTCACCGACGATGTTCTCGAGCACCATGCCGCCCATCGCGTTGGCAGCCGTCTTCATGGCTGTGGTGGGGCGGCGACTTTTGCCGGACTCCAGGTCGGTCCAGCTACCCCTGCCTACCTTGATCCTCATGCATGGAGCTCGAGGATCCGGACGCCGAGGGCGAAGCTGAGACGGGCCACGCGTCGTTCGTCGAGCATGTCCCCGATCTGGACCGCCGCTCCGGTGGCGACGACAGCCTGCTCCTGGGAGATGCGAAGGGTCAGGTCGGTGAACTCCCGACGCACACGTTCCTGCATGACGTAGATGGTGCCCATCGCCGTCGGCGCCCCCGCGGCGCGCTGGAGGCCGGTCAGGGTGTCGGTCGTGGTGCCCGGGCGGGTCCAGACCATCTGGCGATCGCAGCGGAACAGGTGGTGGGTGATGTACTTGGCGGTCGCACTGTGGTCGCAGACGAGGAAGTGCTCCTCGCCCAGGGTCTTCAGAACCTGGCCGGTCCTGATCAGGCTGCCGGGCTTCACCCGACATGAGACCTTCGGGTAGGCGAATTCGACACCGGGTTGGTCGTTGTCGCTGGCGCGATGGATCACTGCCTTCGTCAGCGGACCGCCGACGATCTGAACTCGTTCCTGGAGGCGGCTCATCTAGGCCCCCGTGACAGGGTCGGTCGGCGTGATGATGACCATCATCGTGTAGCCGCCAGTGCGACTGGACACCACGTCGACCGCGCCGGCCAGGACGGCTTCGGCGCGACGGCGCAGGAGATTGAGGTCGATCGGGAAGCGTTCGAAGCCGACGTTGCCGTCGGTCTCCTTCTTCACCAGAAGGGTGGGGATGCTCGTCAGCAGGTTCAGCACGCACTGGGCGGTGATCGCTGCGTTTGCGCTCTGCTCGGCCTGCAGCCCCGACTCCAGGGCGGTGGCGAGGGCAGCATCTCCGATCCGGTCCGCCACCAGGTAGTAGGCGGAGGTGATGTCGATGAGGCTGTCGGGCAGCTCCTCGTCGTCGAGGCCGATGAAGTCCCGCACGGAGACCGGCCCGGCCGTCATGTTCAGCCAGGGGGAGAGCCGGTAGGGGACCGTGGTGGTGAAGGACTTTTGACCCACGGTGCCTTGGACCGTGACGAACCGCTTGGAGAAGCGCTGCGCGCCTTCGATGGCGTTGGCCCCGGACGGCACGGTGATGGCGACGTAGCTGTTCACCACGCCGGTCAGGGCGACGGCGATGTAGCCCGTGACGGGCGTCCCGTCGTGGCCTCGGAGGGTCCAGGTCAGGCCGGAAGCGTCGGGGACGAACGGCTCAGAGTCCCGTTGGAACGGGACAATTACGGTGACGCCGGTGTTTTCGAGGAAGGTGATCATCTACGTCTCCACGCTGACTGAATGGCTTTGGAGATCAGGATCATCACCAGGACCGGCCAGCTGGCGGTCAGGAGCGCCAACTCGGTGTTGTTCCGGATGAGGCCCGCCTTGGCGGCCATCTCGAACACCAGAAGGATCGCCCCGGAGGGGATCAGGCCCACCACCCAGATCAGGAGGAGGGCCCAGATCATGGTCTAGGCTTCGACCTTGGGCGGCTTAGGCGGCTTGGGTGGCTTGGCCGCAGCGCCCTCGTCGAGGATCGGATGTTCGGCGACGTAGGAGGCGATGGCCAGGGCCTTGTCACCCTTGGCGGAATTCCAGCAGTCGACGAAGTCGGCGTCGGAGGCGGTGTCAGCGACCTGGGCGAGGATCTTGACCACACCCTTGCCGATGAAGCTGTCCATGAAGATGGACGGGAAGATGACCGACGGGCGGTCCGCATGGACCCACTGGTCGACCTGGGGGGTGTGGACCTGAGTATCGTCCACGGTTTCAACGATGAGCTTCATGTGTCGACTTTCAGAAGGAAGAGTGTGGGGCCGACCCTGGAGGTCGGCCCCTGGACCTCTTAGACCACCAGGTTCAGGACCGAGCGGGTGTCGCCGAAGGTCAGCTTGAAGCCCGAGTTCTCGGTCCGGACGTAGGTGACTTCCTGCGTCTGGATCGACTGCTCGCTCTCGTTGATGAGCGAACCGGACTCCGTCAGCTGCTCCATCGTGTCGCCGCGCGAGTAGCCCAGGAGTTGGGCCGCCGGCATGGTCGAGGACAGCTTGAACTGGACGGTGCCGTCGATCAGCGGGATGCCGCCGATCTTGAAGCCGGCCGCGGACAGGGCGTCCGACGTGTTCTGGCCGGTGTTCGCGTTCGGCGTGGTGAACAGGAACAGCCACTGGAGGTACATGTCCCAGTTGCCGAGCACGGTGTCGACCGGGGTGCCGGCCTGGGCGCGCGCGACCAGCCAGGCGGCCAGCGACTTGTAGTTCAGGACGCCGTTGGTGGCGGTGACGCCCGCGGCGGCGTTGAACGACGTGGTCGTGACGACCGGGGCAGCGCCGTAGGCGCCGTCACCGTTCAGCAGGACCGAGGTGCCGGCGGCGACCTTGGACCGTTCGATCTCGCGCTGGACGCGGATCGCATACGGGGTCAGCAGGTCGAGCGAAGCGCGACGAGCGAACTCGTAGGTGGTCTTGTAGCCGGTGCCGAACTTCCAGAGCTTGACGCGCTGTTCGCTGGTCTTGATCGCGTGGATCGGGATGCGACCGCCTTCAGCCACGGCGCGGACGCCGTTGGTGTAGTCGGCCTGCGTGTCCTCGACGATGGTCGAGAGCATCTCGTTGCCGGCGATCTGGCGGTTCTGGCTGATCATGCCGTCGATCGTCTCGAAGTTCGTCTGGCGATAGCGCCAGGCGACCATGTCGTCGATCACTTCCGGGAACAGGGCCCGCGTGCCGGTGAACGTCTGGAACGTGTCGGCGGCGGCCTGCAGCATGACGCCGGACTCGAGGTCGTCGCGGGTCGGCAGGTTCAGGAACGAGAGGCTGGCCTCGTAGCCGTTCATGAACTCGTTGGGCGAGACCAGGAACTGGTTCTTGGCGTCACCTTCGGCCAGGCGGGGATCGATCGCCAGACGGAGGTAGCTCTTCAGATCCAGACCATGGTCACGGGCTTGGGCGATCAGCCGGGCGGCGGCGTCCTTGGACGCGCCGGTGCTGGTGATGTCCAGGAGACCGGCCAGCAGAGCTGCCGGGGCCTGGCGCTTGATATCGGAGGTGGAGCGGAGCATCAGGACTGGTTCCTAGAACTTGATGACGACGGCGAAGGAGCCGCGGACTTCGGCGACGAAGGGGAGACCGGCAGCGGCGGTGGTGGCTTTGATTTCGCCAGCGCCGGCGCCGACGACGTTCGAACCGACGGCGACAACAGCGCCGGCGGTGAGGCCGGCCTTGATCGGAAGCAGCGCAGCGAACAGGTGCTCGCAGGTGCCGACCAGGGTGCCTTCGGTGGTGCGGGCCTCGACGGTCATCAGACGACCGACGATCACGTCACCATCAGCGGCCAGCTTCAGGGTATTGGCGGCGGCCCCAACGGACAGCGCCTTACCGATGTCGCCGGCGACGATGCCGGAAGCCAGGTTCCAGGTGAGCTGGAACGCCTTCTGGTCGAAGCCATCGAGCTTCACTTGGGTGTGGAACATGGTCACGGGTTATTTCTCCTTGAGTTCGGTCAGCCGGCGCGCTTAGCGGGTCGGGGGCGAGCGGAAGGCAGGCGAGGCGGACCGCGCTGCCGGCTTGGATTCACCGACATCGGCGATGGCAGCGGCGGAAGCGCCGTTGATCGGGATGGCGGCGGCGAACAGAGCGCGCTTCTCGCCGATCATGGCGACCAGCTCGGCGACGGTGTCGGGGGTCTTCGGATCCGCTTCGCCCAGGGCGACCAGCATGCCGTTGGCCTCGGCCTTCAGAGCGACGACGGCGTCCGCGAGGGCGGCGTTCGAAGCCTCGACGGAGGCGGTCAGGGCGACCACGTCGGTGGAGCCAGCCTGCAGCGTCGCCAGTTCGGCGGAGACCGCGGTCAGCTGCAGGTTCGCGGCATCGAGCGCCGCTTGCAGCGGAGCAGCTTGAGCCTTGAGCGTGGCGGCATCGGTGATTGACGCGGTGTAAGCCGCCAGCATTTCAGGGGTCACGGAGGTGTCCTTCGGGGTGGGAACAGGGGTAGGGACGATCTCGACACCCAGCTGGATGCCGTTGGTGGCCGAGGCGGCCATGCGGAGGGGTTCGGAGCGCTGGAACACGGAGTCCGAGGCGCCGACGATCCGAGCGCCCTTCACGGCGCCGCAGCCGACCAGGGACAGTTCGAAGAACAGGTCGGCGCTGTTGACGAAGACGTGGGTGTCGTCCTCGCCGACCGAGTGGCCGTTGCCACAGGTGGCCGAGTAGAAGTTGTCGTGCGTGGCCGCGGCGCTGAGGTAGTCCCAGCCACACTTCGAGCACGTCACCGACTTGGGCAGGATCCCGATCGAGACCTGGTCCAGGGTGCCGCTGTTGCACTTCGCCACGACGTCGGGGTGGACCGTGTTGTCCAGCGCGATGAGGGCGCGGAGTTCGGAGCCGCCGTTGGTGACCTTCCCGTGGAAGGCCCGGCCGAACGGCTGGGTCTCGGTGTTGTGCTGGACCTGGACCGGCACGCTCTCGCGACCCATCCAGGCGGCGAGGTCAGCATGCAGCGCGGCGGTGTTGACCGCGCCGGCGTAGATGCCCTTGGATTTCCTGAGCGGCAGGCTGTTCGAGGCGATGACCTCGAACACGGTCAGGGCGTCGAGGTTCGCGTCGGCGCCATAACTGGCCCGCAACGCGTTCAACACCTCTCCGGTTTTTTCGACCTGCTTCATACGGCAGGATAAGCGTCGAGTGGACTGTATAGATCAACTATATCTTTCCCGATAAAGAGTGGGAAAGTGATGATCTACTAGACTACTTGCCCTTTATGACGCCATTCGACTTCGCCGCCTTGCTTCCCGTGGGGGCCAGCGACCTTCCGAGGGGGTCTGAATTGGGCGTGACCTTGGTCTCGTCGACCGCGATCGGGGATTTATCCTGGAAGCCTGTGCCGCTCAACTGAGGCGCGGAGGCCGGAGCCGGCCGGCCGTACACCGTCATGTGGTACTGCTCGTCGGTGATCAGGCCCAGGCTCAGGTCGGTGAGCAGCCGGGCCGACCGGAGGGCCAGCATCGGTTCCAGCTCGGTCGAGGGCCGCATCTCGGCGGGAGCGAAGGTGCACTCGACGAAGCCGGGGATGCCGTAGACGTTCAGCAGGAAGGTGAAGGCCTGGTCGTAGAGCTGCTTCAGCGGCACGTTCAGCTGGTCGGCGCTGAGGCTGAAGATGCGGGCTTCGACCGTGGCGGTGTTCACACCCGACTCGCCGCGGCCGATGATCGTGGCCATGGTCTTCAGGCCGGCCTGGTTCTGGGCGTTGAAGGTCGCGATGATGCTGTCGATGTTGATCCCGGCGCCGGGGTTCTTGTCGTTCAGGATCTTGGCTTCGACGCTGTCGAAGTGGACGAAGGTGGAGTCCGACCGCAGGCTGCCCCAGTTGGCGGCGACCTCGGCCAGGCGTGCCGCGGCGAACAGCTGCAGCTCGGCCGGGTCTTGCTTGATGGACTCGGGCGCGTTGGCGATGACCACCTCTTCCAGGACCTTGACGTCGATCCGGGGGAAGCCCGTCAGCTGCATGATCCGGTACAGGTCGTTGATCACCTGCTGACGTGAGGCGATCGTGTTGATGGCCGAGACGAAGTCCGAGTTCGAGTAGATCGTCGTCGGATCCCGGCGATGGTAGGCGACGAAGAAGCTCGGGATGTCGAGGCTGACGCCGTCGCTCGAGCCGGCCACCTTCTGGGTCGGCTTGTAGACGCCGGACGTCTTCTCGTACCAGAGGACCGAGGCCATATCGATCTGCTGGAGCCGGGTCGGGACCAGTCGCTTGTCGAAGATCAGCTCACAGCCGACCGCGCCCCGGAGCATGAGCATGTAGCGGAAGTTCTGGCTGGTGGTGGCCAGGGCCTCCTGGAAGGTGAAGCCCTGCGTGTAGTCGGTGGTGCGCCACAGGGCGCGCATGATCTTGGCGAGGGCTTCGCCGGCCGCCGTGTCGATCTGGCCGTCCAGGCCATAGACCAGCATGGTCAGGGGCGTGTCGGCCATGGTCAGGTAGGCGCCGACGGTCGCCGAGACGTCCGGGTCGGTCTTGAACAGCTCCTTCAGCAGGGTCTGGGAGTTGTTCGAGATCCGCTGGTCGTAGAGCGTGTTCAGATGCTCCCGATAGGTCGGGAGCGTCAGCTGGTTCTGCGGGGCCTGGGGCTGGAAGCTGCCAGTGATCGAGACTGGGCCCTTGGGGGCCTTCTTCGGGGTCAGGGCGGCGAAGATCGAGTCGATCATGTTGGGGTTGGCGACGGCCATCAGGCGATCCTTCGTTGTTTCATGTGGGGATCCCCGAGTGTGGGCGTCCGATGGGAGGGGACGCTGACCATTCCCATCAGCGTGCGCTTGACGTCAGTGCGGGTCATGATGATGACCTGGCGGATCTTGATGCCGGCGCGCATGAGCACGAGGCTGTGCAGAAAGTGGTCCTTGCCCGTCAGCTTTTCCCAGACGGCCGGCTTGTCATCGACTTCGACCCGCACCTGGTCGCACAGGTGCTCGATGACGACCGGGCCGAGGCTGCCGTAGCCAGTCAGGCGGATCGGATCGATCCCGTTGATGCTGCGAATGAAGGTGTCGATCGCCGAGGTGCGGTTGATCTGCGCGTAGGCGACGTTGCCGTACTCGTCCTCGACGATGCGGACCTGGGAGGGGCCGGAGTACTGGACCGCCATGATCTCGTGGCGCGAGGCCTCCGAGATCGCCATGGCGGTCGGCGTGTACGGGAGGCGGTCAACCCCACCGCACACGACGTTGTACTGCCGGCGCAGCTCCTTGATCCGGTCCTCTATCTGCTCGGAAGGGACCTGCTCGAACAGAAAGGGGTGGGCGCGTTCGCCCTCAATGACCCCCAGGGTGAGATGGCACGTCTTGCCCATGTCGCAGCCCAGAGCGACAGGGACAGTGCTGCCCACGTCAGGCGTCGAGGCGCCAAACATTGCCTTGCGAACCACATCTGGCTCGAGCTTGGAATTTCCATCCGCGTATGGCTCTCCGATGACGGTGTTGTGGAAGACCTTCGGCGTGTCATCGACCTTGGACTTGAGCAGCTGCTTGATGACGTAGGCCGGCGAGATCCGGATGGTGCTGAAGGGGCGGATCCGGTAGCCGTGCGGCCCCCGGGCGGGGTAGGCCGCGACCCACTCACGGATCGACGGGTCACCCAGGTTCAGGGGCTTGTGGCACCGCTCGCAGACGAGGTGTGCGCCCTTGCGCTGCTCCTCGTTGAGCGTGTCGGCCTCCAGGGCCATCAGGTCGGCGCCGTCCCAGCCGGGGATGCGGATGAAGCTCGTCGTGAAGCGGGGCACCTGCCAGTGGCCGCAGCTCGGGGCGGAGCAGCGGATCATGTACTCGCGCTGGTCCGAGGCCGCGTACGAACTGTCGATGCCGTAGCCGGGGAGGGTGGGGGTCGAGAACTTCTGGGTGATCCCGAAGTCCGAGTTCTGCAGGCGTGAGCCGTAGAGCGAGATCAGGGCCGGGTCGGACAGGTCGAGCTCGTCGTGGAACAGGATGTCGGCCGGCGTGGAGGTGGCGGCCCCCTCGGTCATGCCGTTGATGTGGGCCCAGGAGCCGTTGATCTCGTAGAGGTCCATGGCCCGGGTGGGGCTCTCGTCGAACCCGCCGGCGTTGAACGCCTTCTCACTCGTGACCAGCGGACGGATCCGGGTCTTCGAGTTCTTCTTGAACATCACCTCGTTCGGGAACGTCAGGATGCCGGTGGCGCCGCGGTTCCGGGCCAGGAAGGCCAGGAACTTGCGGACCTGGACCTCGGTGTTGTGCGTGGGGATCATCCCCTCGCCCGCGAGGAACAGGTGGTTGGGGGAGTCCACCGAGATGCACCTCACGGGGATCGGCGGTACCGCCTCGATGTTCACGATGCGCCGGCGGAGGGCCTCAGTCGGTCGGCCCTGTGCCTTGGCGCCGAGGCGCTCTCGCTTACGCGGCAGGAGGAACGGGGCCTCTTCGGCGTATGCGACGAAGGAAACCTCAGCGCAGTCGAGTTTACTTTGAACACGATCCCCGGGCTTCGAGGTGGGCTTTCTCCACCTCACGCGAGCTTTCCAGCCCATCGAATGGATCAGGTCCACTGCGCCCCGTACCAGCCGGGGGTTGGTGTTGTAGAATGAAGCGCGACCCTGTTTGGATATGGTGCCGTCGGTGTCCATGAGCCCTGCGAGCAGGTCCAAGCGCTGGCTGCGGGAAGCCCGGAGATACTCCTCGGGGATGAACTTGACCTGGGCGAGGAGGCCCAAGCGCTTCAGTCGACGGGACAGGGTGTCGTACGAAGTGGAGGGTTCGCGGTCTTCACGACCGCGGTTCTGACGGGCGCACCGCTTGCACGAGTTCTGGCTCGTCGTCCCCTCGACACCCTTGTCGTGCCCCCGAGGGCAGATCGCACGGTCGCGGGGTAGATTGAACCCCAGCTGAATGGTGTCGTCCTTGACGGAAGACAGACGAGGTTCGACGCCCCGGCGTCCCAGCTCAGTAGCGTAGAAGCCCACGTCGTTGACGTGGGCCGTTAGCACTGCAGCGTGGGTGTTGCCGTCGCCCAACCAGAGGCCCAGCAGGTAGGGGTCCACGGACAGTGCCCGCTCGGGAAGATCGAGAGGTTGGGTCGTGGGAATGGCATAGACGTTGCGGTTACCGCGTTGGAAGGTCTTGGCGAGGAAGGCTGTCCGCAGCACGCCCTCCTTGGAAAAGTCTCGAGGGGCTCGCCCTGGCAGGCGGTGGACAACCTCACCCTTGAACGGGCTCAGGGCCTCGACGTACCAGCGGTGGTTCTCGTCCGCGACGATCTGCTCTCCGGTGTCGAAGGTGATCCGGTAGCAGGGGTGGTCGGTGAACACCGGCGAGACGTAGGTGACGTTGGTGGGCGCGCCCTTCTCGTCGAAGATGACGTCGCCCTCTTGCAGCTCTCCCATCGTTGACCAGCCGTCGGGGGTGGCCACCGGCGTGTTGACGTCGAGGGCCATGCCGACCTGACTTGGTTTGATGACCGTCAGGTCCTCAGCCATGTCGTCGAGCACGCCGCGCTGGAACTCGTACTGGTCCAGGCTGAACCGCTTCCCACGCAGGTGGGTGTTGGCCATGCACCACTCAGTCATGGACATACCGGCGCCGTCCACCGGGTAGCGGGCGCTCAGATCCTCATGAAATTGGGCTAGATGTGGGTTGACCGCCATTGGCGCCACGAAGAACAGTTCGGTGTCAACAATACAAGAGGAAGTACTTTCTCTTATCCACTGGGCTAAATTTTTGTTTTCGGAAGTGTACTACACTAGACAAATCCAAGCGGCACCCGGGATTGCGTCGATCAATACTATGCGATCTAAGCAGCCTCATGAGCACACCGAAACCCAGCTACCCACCCTGCACCGACAGCGACGTCCTCGTTTTCCGTGCCCTCGAGCTGCAGCTCGTCGCGCACCCGGACCTTCTGGACCGCGCCGACTGCCCCTACTCACCGGACATCAAGGCCGTCCTGCGCCGCGCCCTTTCGAGGAGCACGTCAAGTGGTGCTGTGACTGAGCGGCTCGAAGCCGTCGCCGAGCTTGGTCACGACGACATCCTGGCCGAGATCACCCAGCTCTATCAGGAGCTCCGCCGGGACTCGGTGAACTCGATCACGTCCGACCCCAAGGAGAAGGCGGCGCTCTCCAAGACCTACGCCGACCTTCTGACCCGGATGGTCACCCTCAAGGAGCGGGGCCTGGGCGTCCGTGACGTCGCCAAGTTCCAGTCTGCGGTCATGTCTTTCCTCGAACAGATCTGCACGCCCGCCCAACGCACTGACTTCGTTCAGATCCTCGGAAAGTACATCGCCAATGTTTAGTTCTCTCGCGCCGGCCTACTGGGCCGCTGGCCTCCCCGCCATCCCGCTTCGCCACAAGATGAAGATGCCGGCCATCGCGCGCTGGTCCGAGTACGCCAACGAGATGCCGTCGGAGGAGCTCCGCGCCGAGTGGCTGCACGCCTACACGGACGGCAACATCGGCCTGCCCCTCGGCCCCTGCAGCAACATGCTCGCCCTCGACCTGGACAGCGACGATCCTCGGGTCCTGAAGGTCCTGATGGACATCATGCCGCACTCGCCCTGGGTCCGCCGGGGTAAGAAGGGCGCCGTCTACATGTTCCGGTACAACGGTGAGCGCACCACCCGGATCAAGGACAAGGACGGCAACACCCTCATGGAGATGCTGGCGCGGGGCGCCCAGGTGGTCCTGCCGCCGTCCATCCACCCCGACACCCAGCGACCCTACGAGGCCAACTGCGAGCTGCTGTCGGTGCTCGACCAGCTGGTCCCGCTGCCGCGGGAGTTCGACACCATGCTCCGCAAGGGCCTGATCGCTGCCGGGTTTGAACTGTCGTCGGCCGGCGCCAACAAGGTCAGTGAGTGGGTTCCGTCCGGCGGGCGTGACTCGGCCCTGACGTCTATGGCCGGGCTGCTCGCCCGGGCTGTCGTCAAGGGTGAGCGCACGCTGCTCGAGGCGATCGGCGAGATCGAAGCCTGGGTCGCCACCTACACCGAGAAGGTGGTTGGTGACGCGCTGGACCCGAACAAGGGTCGGACGCTGATCCTGAACTTCATCCGTCGCGACATCCTCGAGCAAGCCCGATCGCTGCCGATCCACTGGGACGCCGGCATGAGCGACGCCGAGAAGGTCGAGATGAAGACCTACTTCGGCGATGACATGGAGGAGTGGTCCACCGATCGGATCCTCAACCACCTGACCGAGAAGTTCACCGAAATCCCTCGGACCAACACGACGGCCAGGACGGAAGTCATTGAGGGTGTGCTGGTCCGCCTGGCCAAGTCGCAGTCGCTGACCCACCTCGACGAAGACGTCATCCTGCAGTTCATCCATGGGGCCAACGGTCGGATGGTGACGATCGCCTCGATGCGGAAGCGGGTCAAGGAACTGCAGGCGAGTGGCATCGCCGGCACCGACCACACCGAGATCGCCATTCACCTGATCAAGGAAATGGAACGGTACGGAGAGGTCAGGATCCATGATGGTGCGTTCTTCCAATGGGGTGGCAGCCACTGGAGCAAGCTCGAGGACTCCAAGGTCCTTGGGATCATCGCGTCCGAGTTTGGCCAGCTGGCCGCGGCCCGGAAGCACAACGACCACAAGGGCATCCTCGCCACGGCGCGAAACCAGGTGGCGCAAGGTCTGGCCGATACGAACGAGAGGGGGATCAACTTCGCCAACGGGTTCCTCAATGAGGACCTGGTCCTGAGCCCGCACGACCCGAAGTACGGCTGCACCTACTGCATGCCGTACCGCTACATGCCTGAGGGCGATGCCCCGCAGCGGTTCCTGGGGCTGCTGGATAACTGCTGGGGGTCGACCCCGGACTACATGGACCGAGTGCAGGCTTTGCGCGAGGCCATCGCGGTCACGCTGTTCAAGAAGGCCACCGACATGCAGCGGGTGATCCTGCTCTACGGCCTGGCCGGCACGGGCAAGTCGGTGGTCAAGGACATCATCGTGGGGCTGGTTCCTGATGAAGTCTGCAGCATGGTGCCGCCTCAGGCCTGGGGTGACAAGTTCATGGCCACCGAGATGGCCGGCAAGATGATCAACATCTGCGGGGAGCTGTCGGAGTCCAATCGCATCGCCGGCGACCGCTTCAAGCTGATCGTCGAGGGCTCGGAGATGATGGGCCAGCACAAGGGCCAGCAGATCTTCAAGTTCAAGCCCGACTGCGCCCACTGGTTCGCGTCGAACCACCTTCCCAAGACCAGCGACACCTCCGAGGGCTTCAACCGACGCTGGCTCATGCTGAAGTTCAGCAAGGTGATCACCAGGGATGAGAAGATCCTGCGGATGGACAAGATCATCCTGGAGGAGGAGGCCGAGGCGATCGTGGCCTGGGCGGTGCCGGCCATTCGCGACCTGATACGGAATGCCGACTACACCCTGCCGACGTGCCACCACGAGTTGATGGAGGAAATGTCTTCGCTGAACAACAGCGTGCGTTTTTTTATTCAAGGCGGCGGGGTGGTGGTGCACCCGTCCGGGTCTCCTTCGAAAAGCACCTCCGAGCGGGACCTGTACTCCCGATACTATGGCTTCTGCAAACTCACGGCGCATGCCGTGCCTGTGCAGTTGAAGACGTTCCGACAGCTGATGACGGAGCTGCAGTCGGAATTCGGTTTCACCCTCGTGACCCAAGCCACCCCCTCGGGCGTGCTCGCTTCGTACGTGAACCTCACACTTGCGGAGCAGATGTAGATGACCTCGTCATCGACATGCAGGACCCATGGCTCCGTCAGCTCTACGCTTGGTGCTGGATCGTCTCTGAGGGAGATCATTGAGCTGACCGGCGTGAGCGCGATGGTCGCCGCGGACACCTACCGGGCGGTCCGGGTGGCTTCTGAGCGGAGCCACAAGACCCCCGAGGACGTCTGGCTCGAGTTCCGGGCCGGGCTCGAGCTGGGTCTGTCATGCAGCGCGGCTCTGGCCCGGGTAGGTGGCCTGTGATCCAGCTGCTGGAGAACTATTGGGTGCGGTCGGAGAACTGGGGGCCGCTGTCCTGGCTCCTGGACTACGGCATGTTCGACGACGAGCACCTGGAGGAGGCCGCCTTCGAGGCGACCGAGGACGCCGACTACGCCGCGCTGAGGATCCTCGTGGAGTTCTCCAGGCACGAGGAGGAGGTGCGGGGGCGGGCGATCGACCAGTACCGGCACTGGAAGTGGGGCTCATACCCTCCGCCGTTCATCGAAATTGAGTAGAAAAGAAGCCCGCCGAAGCAATTCGGCGGGCTTTTTTGTTATGATATCAGTAAAAAACGTAGAAATTTTCAAAAAAGAGAGAAACTACAGCGAAGCAACACCTGGGAGTGGGCAAGGGCAAAAGAGGTGTACCCCTCTATAGTGAAGTGCTGTTTAGCCCTCCGGAGGTGCTATTGTTGGGTTGTTACCACCTAGTGCTCTTCCCGATCCCGGC